GGAATTGCAGCCGTTTGCAGTGCGATACCCGTTTATCAAAGATCAAAAAATCAGGAGGTAAAACGATGAAAAAGCTATTTATTTCGCAGCCCATGCGGGGCAAGACGGACGAGGAGATTCTGGCGGTTCGCGCACAGGCGAAACATGAAGTAGAAGCTTCACTGATGGAAAAGGTTGTAGTGATCGACAGTTTTATTCAAGATGCCCCGGCGGACGCAAAACCGCTTTGGTACCTCGGAAAATCCCTGGAGCTGCTCTCCACGGCAGACATCGCATACTTTGCCAAGGGCTGGGAAGAAGCACGCGGATGCAGAATCGAGCGCGAGTGTGCCGAGGAGTATGGCGGCATCTGGATAGTCACATATGAGACGATATGAAGAAGGAAGATGGAGGTAAAAACAATGGAATACAGCAAAGTTGCAGTTACGTCGACAGGATGCGAAGCATCGATCAGAGAGCAGGAGAGCATTTTTACGCTGGTCGCGAAGTCGGAAGAGATTGCGAGGAACATTGAGGAAACTGTGCGGGTACTGGATGGCAACCTCTTTGGTTGCGGAGAACATGATGCTTCGCCGGATGAACCGCGCTGCTTCTGGGCCGTGTGTGCACAGCACGCCGAGCGCATGGCGCGCATCGACGCGATGTTAAATTCGATCAAGGAAAGGCTGGGCGTGTGATGGAGAGGCTGACATTACGCAAAGAGGCGGCATTTAGGCGATTATTCTTATTGCCCTCACTGCGGGGCGAAGATGGAAGAAGGTACAGAAAACGCGAAACCCATGTAAGGACTGCATCTATTATCACATGCGCGGACGGAGCGAAAAGGGAGGCTGCCGATGACTGATACCGAGAAAGTGGCGCTGTGCAAAATGTTGATTGGAAACTATGACACATACGATGATCCTGACAGCGTACCGGCGCTTGAAACGCTGGTCAGAAATATCGAAGCGGTGATGAACGTCGAGGAGGACGCGACAGTGGTGGATGCGGAGGAGATCCAAGCGAAAGTGCGGGAGCTAGGGGTTGAAGAATGGTATCAACCGGAGTATTTGTGCCGGAACTGCGGAGGCAAAATTATGGCGTGTGACGCTGAGGACCAAATTGCCGTGCCGAAGCGCTGCCCGATCTGCGAAGCGAAGCTGGAGCTGGAGGATGACACTCCAACGTCATGCGACGAATGTTCGTGGGCGTCAAAGTTATATAGAAGCTGCGCCGACTGCCCGAGATACAAGAAGATGAAGGAAAACGGCAAGGAGGAGTAAGATGCTGAAAAAAGTGAAAGCGTGGCTGATCCGGAAGCTCGGCGGGTACTGCGCACCGGTGAAGCCAATACAGGTAGAGTGCTCGGTGCCGATAAAAGGGATTGCAAAAGCAATCAAGTACTACATCAATCCAGACGGCTATCTGAACAAATTGGAGGAGTTGACGAGTAATCTTGCGGCAAAACTGATCTGATCTACGAGGGCCAGGTGGCATATCATTGGGCGAGGACGAGTGACCCGGGGGTGGAAAGGCTCAGCGCGTGCGTGTGGGCTTTGCCTCCGGAGGATATGATGCGGACTTGGGAGGCGGCAAAGCGTGAAAGCAATGGCTGATAAACTGCGGAAGTGGATGATACGGCGGCTCGGCGGATATACGCGGGAGGAAACGGAGCGAATGGTGCGTGAGGAGTACGACAGGCAGTACGTGCGTCGGCGGGCAGAAGCCGGAACTGAAAAGCTGAGCGCGGAATATCCGGTGAGCGCGAAGGAAATGCTGTGCATTTCTCCAGGCGGCTGGCTGGCGCTTGAAGCCGCAGTGCGGCGGAAGCTGGAAGAAGAACTCCTGCGCAAGCTGGAAGCGAACGACCTGATCCGCTGGCAGACGAAGGTATACGAGGACGGAAGCGTTATATACACGATGGAGATCCTGGTGTCCGGGCTTGGAACAGTGGAACGGAGGAAAATGGATGAGATACATACTGATCAACCCGCGGAGGACGCCGGGCGGGGAGGCGCACTGGGATGCGCGAATACCGGCGGAAAAGCTGGAGATTGGGCTGACGCTCCGGCTGCCGGTAAACTGCGCAGACGAGAGCAAGGTGGGGCGAGTTGCCCGGTGCGTGGTGAAGGAAATCCACAGGCGGCACAACTGGATCAGAGTTGTGTACAAAAACGGGAGTAACTGCGCATCGGAATGTATGAAAATAGTGGAGGAGGAATGAAATGGGACGAAGACCAAAAGTGCGAATATGCAAATGCTGCGGAAAGAAGATGAATCCGATGCGGCTGTGGATCTGCGAGGAGTGCCAGGCGGAGGGGAGGACGATCCACGCAAACGGAAAAATAAACACGGCGGAGCTGGAGGCGGTGGCGCGGGAGCGGCAGACGCTCGGAGAGAATCCTCTGGCGGGGATGTCGATGGAGGAGATTTCCGCGCTAGCATGGACCTACCGGCGTGACGGCTACGGGAGCTACGGAAAGCTGCGCGGATATGTGCACGCAATGGGGCGGCTGCCGGAAAGGAGAGCTTGACATGGAGGTGCTGCGGATCAGAAGGGCGTGATGCGCGGGACGGCGGCAGCGGGCGGCTATGTGTTCCGCGAGCCGGTGCGGATGCAGGTGCTGCTGCCGGGGCACGACCCGGTGGAGGTAAGGGCATACGCGACGATAGACGCGAGGATGCAGGCCGCAAGCATCCTCAATGTGGACATTGCGGAGGCGCTGGAGGCAAAGGTAGCTGTGGAGACGGCGGCGCTCCGGCGGTGGCAGAAGCGCCAGAAATGAAAAGCTGGCCGGGGAACCGGCCAGCGATCGGGGATTGTATTACCGGCCCGCGCAGCGGGAAGGAAATAGAGGACCGGATCAACACTATATATAATACGCGCGCGCGCGTATTTTCGCGGCTCGGTAAAGACCTAAGTTTACGACCAACTGGAATGAGGGAGCGAAGATGAAGATCATGGAACGGAAATATGTGTGCGCCAACGGCGTGGTGGAGCGGACGAGATACGTCGTCGGCGACAACGCACGCCCTCGATCCTCTCGGAAGAAGGGGAACACGAGCTTCCGGAAGCAGGAGGCGAACTTCAACGGCGCGCTGCGGAGGCTGGCGAGAATCCTGAACTGCAACTACACGCACGAAAACGGTCTGCTGATCACGCTGGACTACGATCCTGCGGGGATGGAATCGCTCTGCCGGAAAGCAAAGCTGACGGAGGAGCAGACTCTGTGGGCGATGGGCGCAAGAGTCGGCGAGATCGGAGAATGGAAAGCGGCGAAGAAGGGAAAGCAGGCCGTGGGCATCGATCCCTACGAAGATGCTGAACTGGAAGATGGCTGCGCGAAGCTGCGGGAAGCTGCGGAGAAGCAGATGAACCTGTGGCTGCGGAGGATCAAGCGGAAGGCCGGGAACCTGAAATACATCGCCGTGACCTCGGACATTGACGGGGACACGGGCGAGGCGGTGCGCATCCACCATCATCTGGTGATTGCGGCGGAGGGACTGTCGTGGGATCTTTTGCAGCAGCAGTGGCGGCTCGGCTCCGTGGATATCCGCCGGCTGAGAGGACAAAAGGATTACACGCCGGTGGCGGTATACCTGCTGCGGCAGGTGAGACGGCAGCCGGATGCAAAAAAATACGCCGTGAGCCGCGGAATGCTGCTGCCGGCGGTCACGGAGAGAGAGGTGCTGGGGAATCCGGAAATCAGGGTTCCAGCGGGCGCCAGCGTGCTGGAGCGGGCGGAGTATAACGCGGAGACAGTGGTACAGTACGTCCGCTATGTGCCAAAAAAGCGGGAAAGCCGCACAGAGGACGGAGGCGGCGAGCGTGGGATTTAAAATGCAGCGCGGCCTAAAAATGCCCTACCGCAAGCAGGGGAGGATCTATTTCACCCTCGTCAACTACGACGACCTGCCAAAAAATCGACAAGACAAAATAGACCGCCTGATCGCTGATGCGGCAGGCGGAGATGCCGCATACATCGGCGCGCTGCGGGAATGGCTGCTGCACGACGACAGCGTCGTGCAGCGCGTGAGCATTAAGCACTATGTGAGCATCCAGACGCTGTGCCGGATGCGGGAGAAAGTGTACAAGAGATGGTAATCGCCCGGAGGTCGTCCTCCGGGCGATTATGATTTGCAGTTACCAGCGCGCGGCCTCGTCAGCGGAGAGCAGCTCGGCTGCCATGGCGACTACATAAGCGGGAGCTTTGCGCTCGCCCGTGCACCAGTTGTCCACGGTGCGAAGCGGGATGCAGAACCGGGCGGCGAACTGGGCGTGAGAAAGGGAATACTGCTTACACAGGCCGCGGACGGTGGCGTGCGTCAGATCGTAGATGCTGCCGAGGAGGGTCAGACGATCTGCTGGAATGTCTGCGTCGTCCGGGTCGAGCCACACGTCGTCGCGGGACAGGCCGGCGATGAAAGCCTCACGGTCGCTGAAACAATAGGACGCGGCGCGGAGATAATCGCGGGTATGAGGGTCGAGCATGGCGCGCCTCAATAGCAGGGATTCCGCTTATCCATCTCCCAGGTCTCGCCGAAGCGCTCGGCGTGACGGCGGGCGTACTCATCGAAAAACTCCTGATCGGTGCAGGGGGCGAGGTCAGCGTGAACCTCTTCGCGCAGCTCGTCGTCCATCAGCTCGACAGCCGCATTGTAGTTGATCTCGGTGCCGTAAGAATTGATAACCTTTGCCATTTTAATTTCCTCCAAATGTTTTGTTTTGTGGGGTCTTGCTCTTTACACTTATATAATACCACTCAATGAGTGGTTTGTCAAGCACTTTTTTCAAAAAATCGAAAAATTTTTTTCGGCGGGAAGAATTGGAAGTAACTGCGGGGGCGGGGAGGCGATAATCAGGGTGCAAAGGAGGGAGGATGCGTGCAGACAAGATACAGGCCGCGGGAGCTGGCGGAGGCCGTGGACAGATATTTTGACTCCATCCGCGTGGTGCGTCCGCTCATCCTGGAGGAGATCGACTATCATGAGCAGCCGGACGGCACCTATGGCGTGACGCTGGATGCCTTCGGGCACCCGAGGAAGAAATTCGTCCGGCCGGTCGCGGCGGACGGAACGCCGGCGGTGGAGGAAATCTGGATCAAAAAGCCAAGTATGGCGGGGTTATGCCTGTTTTTGGGCATCCACCGCTCGACGTGGGCGGAATACGGCAAGAAAAAGGCGTATGCCGACACGGTGGAGCGCGCGCGGGGGCGCGTGGAGGACTATCTGGCCGGGAAGGTGCTGGAAAAATCCTCCGCAGCGGGCGCGAAATTTAGCTTGCAGCACAACTGCGGCTGGAAGGAGCGGCAGGAGATCAGCCTCGACAAGGAGACGCGAGAGGTCGTGAGCAAAACAATGACGGCCCAGGAAAAGCTGGAGCTGCTGCGGGAGCTGGGGCTAAAGCTCCCGGGAGAGGAGAACGAAAATGACGATCGACAAACTGATCAAGCTCGCAAAGAAGCTGAAACCGACGCCATTTGACGACGAAATCCTGCTGATGTGGGTCAACGAGATCGAGGGGATGGTGCTGAGCGAGGTACACCTTGTGACGGTGACGGACATTGCGCCATATGAGTTAGGAGAGGACGGCAGCCTGCCAACGGCGGAGCTGACTGCGCCGATGCCATACGACAAGCTGTACATGCAGTACCTGATGGCGCAGATCGACTACGCAAACGGCGAGTACAGCAAATACCAGAACACAATGCAGATGTTTAACGCCTGCTACACGGAGTATGTGCATTATGTGGCGGAGGTGCTCGCACCGGCAGACGGGCGGGCGGCGCTGCTGCAATACTATCTCTCGGCCTATGCGATCGCCAAAAAGCACGGCTACACCGGCACGGAGGAGCAGTGGCTGCAATCCCTGCACGGCGCGGACGGCCGGGGGACAAAGATGCAGTACCAGGGCAAGGTGATCCAGTGGGCGACGGACGGGACGGAGGAATGGCACGACCTTGTGGATATGCAGGGCATCCAGGACGAGATCACACAGGCTGCACAGACGACGATCACGGCGTCTGCAAATCAGGCGGCGCAGGAGGCGACGGCGGCAGCGACGGCGGCCAAAACAGCCGCGGCGGGATCTGCGGCCACGGCAAGCCAGCAGGCGGAAGCGGCGGCTGCGGCAAAGGAGGCGGCGCAGGACGCGCAGCAGCGAGCGGGAGACTCGGAGCAGGAGGCATATGACTCGGCGCTGCTTGCCTCAAACTCGAGAGATGCGGCGGTTGCGGCAAAAAACGCTGCGCAGAACGCCGCGCAGGACGCGGACATCTTTGCGAGAGAGGCGGATTCCTCGGCGCAGACCGCCCAGGCCTCGGCGCAGACCGCCCAGGCCTGGGCGGAGGGAAAGCGGGGAACGGCGGAGGTACCGGCGACAGACCCGGCATACCACAACAACGCAAAATACTGGGCGCAGCAGGCACAGGGAGGTGCCGATGCCGTAAAGTACACGCCGCAGAGCCTGACGGAGGAGCAGAAAGCACAGGCACGGAGTAACATCGGCGTGACATCGGGCGGAGGCGGCGCGGGGAAGCCTGGCACGACCTTCAACCCGAGCGTGAGCGAAGCGGGCGTGATCTCGTGGACAAACGACGGAGGCTTGGAAAATCCGCCACCGGTCAACATCAAGGGGCCGAAGGGAGAGACCGGCGCAAAGGGTGATGTAGGTGCAACCGGCCCTGCTGGCCCGGTCGGTTCGCAAGGCCCGCAGGGGCCGCAGGGTGAGACCGGCGCACCGGGTAAAGACGGTTCTGACGGTCACACGCCTGTTAAAGGCACGGACTACTGGACGGCATCGGACAAGCAAGAGATAATCGACGACATTCACCCTGCCTTTTATATCGACCTTGCGGGTGATTACCCGAACTACACGTGCCCAGTAGCTATGGACGACATTAATGCGGCTTATAACTCGGGCTATAACCTTGTCTGTCGGTGTACGCTGGGTAAGTATACGGCAACACTTCCACTGTTCATTCCGATGCCCACCGCTAATACTTGGATTTTTTCAGGCTCTGGAGCGCTGACAGATATGGGCTTTGCAGCGCAATCGTTTACCGCCGCAATAGCAACCAACGGTGTTATGGTGCAACAGACTTTGCTAAATCAACGACTCAAGATAACAGTTGGGGATAAGACGTATTTATATGACGGCACTAGGATGGTCAATATCGTCATTGGCGATGGCACGGAGGTGGAATACTGATGGCGAAGAAGCTCTATGAAGAAGCCTCCGTACAGGCGATTGCAAACGCCATCCGGGCAAAGAACGGCGAGGCGACCGCCTACAAAATTGGGGAGATGGCAGCGGCTATCGCGGCTATTTCCGGTAGCCCCATTGTGGATGATGGGTTAGAAAACACTGTCCAGTATCGCCAGATGAACCTCTCGGCGGCGGAGTTTATAGAGAATGTCGATTATAGCGAAAACGCCAATGATTATTCGGTCACAAAGGTTACGCCGTATTATTCGGCGACTACGACCTACAGCAAGGAAGAGCCGGATGGGCTAAAAGTCAGAGTGCCTACAGACACCACACTCGTTGTTGCGCAGGGAGTCAAAAGCAGAAACGAGGTGTTTTCCGGCGCGGGTGTGATCTACAACATGGAGCCGCTAAAGGCTGGGACATTCTCGTTCGGCGGTAAGACCTATAAAGTCGTGCCCGAGGGCGGTGTGCGTATGATCTACACGCCCAGCGTGTGGAACGTCCGCGACCTCGGCGGCTGGGCTTGTACCGGGGGCAGAGTGAAGTATGGAAAGATATTTAGAGGCGGTCATTTCGGCAGTATCACAGATGCCGACAAGGCAACGATTGTAGACTGGCTCGGCGTTGCAACGGATATCGACATGCGCAACAACAGTGAGACGGGAGGAATCACCACTTCGCCGCTGGGTACAGGCGTGGAATATTTCCATCAATCGCTGGATTTCTACGCCAACGCCGTCAGCACCAGTGCAGCCTCAGCCCGGACGGTAGCAGTCCTTAAAAAGGTGATGGCTTGTGTAGCCGCAAACAAGCCATGCTATTTCCACTGCATGAGTGGTGCAGACCGGACGGGAACAATTGCCTACCTTCTGCTTTCGCTCCTTGGTGTGTCTCAGAGCGACAAGGATAAGGAGTACGAGTTGACGGCATTTTCGGACGAGGCAGACGGGAAACGGTTCAGAAGCACCAACTACAACGTCACCAACGGAAATGGGTGGTACCCGCTCATCAAATACTTTCGGGATACCTACACCGGCGAAAATGACAACGAGAAGGTTGCGGCATGGGCTGTTGCCAGTGGCATCACAGCTGCGGAAATCAATGCTTTTCGTGCGGCCATGATCTCCGGAGACGTCGGAGAAGTCATTGTGCCGCCGCAAGAGTACACCGTTACTAATACCCTCACGGGCTGCACCAGCAGTAACGCTGCAACAACCGTAACCGGTGGCGATACTTACTATGCGGCCATTACTGCCAGCAACGGTTATGTGCTCAATGGTGCGACCGTCATGGTCAAGATGGGCGGCACGGATGTGACGGCGCTGTACTACGCAGGTGGCATCATCAACATACCGGACGTCAGCGGTAATATTGAGATTACCATCACGGCGGCGGTGTATGTGCCAACTTATACCAACGTACTGCCGACAGCCGTAGACCCGAGCACTAAGAGCGGCGTCTGGGACGGTAAAGGCTACCGCAATGGCGCGTATGCGTCCTCGGCAAAGCCGTACTATGGCACAGATGCAGCCTGCTGGTGTACCGGCGCTATAGCTGTCCAGCCGTCCGATGTGATCTATGTCAAGGGCGCAACGCTCGAAGGCAGCGGACATGAGCGCTTAGGTGCTTTTTCGGGAGCTACTGGCGGCTGTTATTTCTGCAAGGAGTACACAGCGTTGTCCGGTATGGCCACGGTGACAAAGCTGGGCGACAAATACTACAAGATAGTGCTCGATCACAGCTATGCAAACTATACCAACATTGGCTACATCATGTTCTCAGCTCAAGGCACGGGCGATGGTGTTGTTGTAACAAAAAACGAGCCAATCACGTAAAAGGAGGGAAAAGCGGATGGAGATCGAAGAAAAGGTGATCGAGAACGAGCAGCGGAGCAAATCCAACGGGCACCGGCTGGACCGGCTGGAGGAGCGCGTGAACGAGCAGGAAAAACTGGTGACGGCGATTTGCGGCTTGCAGAAGGACATGGAGCACACCAAGAGCGATGTATCGACAATTAAAACCAACGTCGATAAGCTCCTGGAAAAGCCAGCGAAGCGCTGGGACGGCGTGGTGACGGCAGTCGTGACGGCGCTGATCTCGGTGATGGTGGGCGCGCTGCTGGGGCGGCTGATCTGACCGCAGCGGGAAAGAAAAAAACCGGGCAACCGGTGAATTTTGAAAGGAGAAATGGAAATGAAACTGAGCAACAAGGTCTATGACATTCTGAAGTGGATCGCGCTGTATCTGCTGCCCGCGCTGGGCACGCTGTACTTTGCGCTGTCCGGCATCTGGGGGCTTCCCTACGGGGAGCAGGTCGTCGGCACGATCACGGCTGCAGACACCTTCCTCGGCGTGCTGCTGGGCATCAGCAGCGCAAACTACAAAAAGGGGGCGTGAGCCATGACAGAGACGCAAATCAGAGAGAAGGTCGTAGCCGCCGCCAGGGAGTGGATCGGCTACAACGAGGCCGACGGCAGTCACCGCCAGATCGTGGACGTATACAACGCGCACCGGCCGCTGGCACGCGGGTATGCGCTGAAGTACACCGACGCATGGTGCGCAGGCTTTGTGTCGGCGGTGGCAATCAAGTGTGGCCTGACGGACATCATGCCGGCGGAGGTCGGCGTGTGGAACATGATCGAGCTTTACAAGAAGCTCGGGCGCTGGAAGGAGAGCGACAGCTACGTCCCAAAGCCCGGCGATGTCATCATGTACGCATGGGGCGACAACGGTGTAGGAGACTGCACCGGCGGCGCCAGCCACGTCGGTATCGTGGTTTCCTGCGACGGCAAGATCATCACCGTTATTGAGGGCAACAAGTCAGATGCGGTCGGCTACCGCGAGATTGCGGTCAACGGCCGGTACATCCGTGGCTTCGGCTTGCCTGACTATGCCAGCAAAGCCACGGAGGCAGAGCCGGAAACGCCTGCGCCGACACCGGCACCCGAAGAACCGAAAAAGGAGGATACAATCACGATGGAACTGAGAATGCTCAAGCGCGGCATGAGCGGCAACGACGTGCGTGCGGCGATGCTGCTGATGAAGGACAAGGGCTATTATCCCTGGAATATCCCGGCGACGGACAAGCTGTTCGGCGCGAAGATGGAGCAGGGACTGAAAAAGATGCAGGCGGAGCACGGCCTCGGCGTGGATGGGCTGCTGGGGAAAAATAGCTGGACGTACCTGCTCAAATAATGGCACCGATGGCCCGCATCAGCCTGCCGCCCGCGCTGCAAGGGCTGACAAGGGACGAGATGGAGCGGGTAATTGAGCAGGCAAACGTGGGAGCGGAGAACGAGCGCATTGCAAGGCTCTACTACATCGACCGGCTGCCGCAGGCGGATGTGGCGGCGGAAGTTTATCTTGCGCAGGCGACGATCAAGCGGCGGCTGCCGAAGATCGTGGAGAAAATGCAGATTGCCGAGAGGCACATGAAAAACTGACAGACCCGGCGGGGGAGACCCTGCCGGGATTATTTAATGCAATTCGCCTAACATTCAGGCGGTCAAGCCTGAATGTTGGAAGTAACTGGGGGAGCTAATGCGGGAAAATGGAGAAAAAGAAGGTGCAAGGAGGTGAGCGACAGTGGAAAAGGCATACGAGGGCAAGGTGAGAAACACCGGCAGCCAGGTTGTAAAGGCACCGTATCAGCACGAAAACAAGGACAGCGGCAAGGTGCACACCGGAAACGACCTGCGGAGCACGGCAGGCGGAAAAAAGTAAAAAAATCTGGAGGATAACATGGGAGAAACCAATTATTACGAGCTTTTCGGCGTACCCGCGCCGGAAGCAGGCGGAAAAGAGCCGGAAGCCGCCGAACCGGCAGCTCAGCCAGCAGAAGCATCCGAAACCGCAGAAGCGGAGCAGGACGAGGGCGGAAAAGAGCCGGAGGCCGCCGAACCGGCAGAAGCGGGCGAAGGGAATCCGGGCGAAGCGCAGCAGAATGCGCAGGAGCCTGAAAAGGACGGGCAGGACGCGGAAACGCGCCGCAAAAACGCGGCACAGCGGAGAAGCCGGGAGAAGCTGGAGGCGGAGCAGAAGGGACGGCAGGACGCTGCCGCCGAGATCCTACGCCAGATGGGGCTGAAGGACCCGAAAACGGGGCAGCCGGTCACGACGATGGAGGAATTCGCGGCGTACCAGCAAGCGAAGATGCAGGCCAAGGCGGAGCAGGACCTGAAGAACGGAAAGCTCAGCCCGGAGGTGCTGCAAAGCGTAGTGATGGCCTCTCCGGAGATGCAGGCCCTCCTGAAGGACGCGAAGGAGACGAAGGAAACCGCCGAAGTGCAGGACTTCACGGCGCGAAGAGAGATGGAGCTGGCGGAGATCCGGAAGCTGAACCCGGAGATCAAGACGCTGGACGACATCATCCGGATGCCGACGGGCGGGGACTTTGCCGACCTCGTGCGCAAGGGGTGCAGCTTTGTACAGGCGTACAAGACCGCAAACTTTGACGCGATCATGCAGAAAACCCGCGCAGCGGGAGAGCAGCGGGCGAGAAACGCTGCAATGTCGCAGGCGCACATCAAGGGTACACCGACCAGCCAAAGCGAGGCCTTTGTGGTGCCGCAGCAGGTGAAGGAGATGTACCGCGTATTTAATCCGGGGATCACGGACGAGGAGATCGCAAAGGATTACCGGAAAAACAGAAAGTGAGGAGAGGAAAATGGCATTTATCCCTTATACCTACGCCGACGGGCAGCCGACGCCGTGGGAATACAAACAGGCAGCAGCGCTGGGCGAGATCCGGCCGGGACAGGCGCTGGTGCTTTCCGCCGGGAAACTGACAAAGTGCAGCGGAGACAACCGGCCGGAGTACATCGGCATGTACGGGGGGACGGTCGCATCCGGCGACGTGATCCCGGCAATCAAGGTGGACGAGGAGACGGTGTTTGAGACGGAAAACTCCGTAGCAAATGCCTCGGCAGCGGCGGGCAGCCGGCTGACCATCGACACCACCGGCACAAAGATCACCGCGACGGCGGGAACCGCCGTGGAGGTGGTGGAGGCACTGGACACGGCGGCGGGCGGCAAGATGCTCGTGCGCTTCCCGCGCATTCCCAAGACCACAGGCGGCGGCTAAACCGCCGGAACGAAAGGAGAGATGTAACATATGGCACAGATCATTCTGAGTGAATCCAGCAATATGGCCAACTCGCTCTTTGGCGAGATTCAGTCCCCAATTGCGGCGTTTATCGAGCGCCGCGACGAGGCATGGATGCACGACGAGAGCAACATTGCGGCAAAGATTTTTAAACAGGTACGCAGCACGCACCACTCCGAGGCATTTACCGGCATCGGCGCGGTGGATACCTTCGCGCCGGTGGGAGAAAACGGCGCATACCCGACGGGCGGCGTGGACATGAGCGACGAGCAGAGCTTTACGGCTGTGACGTGGAAGGGCAGCTTCGCCATCTCCGAGGAGATGATGGAGGACAAGATGGACTCCGTGCTTGTGGGGCAGCCGCAGGGCTTCCTGGACGATTACCACCGCAAGCGCAGCGCGTTCTTCGCGGGGCTGCTTGGCTCGGCAATCAAAAATCAGGCGGCCTACAAGGTGAAAAACATGGAGTTTAAGACCACCTGCTCCGACGAAAAGAAGCTCTTTGCAGCGGATCACAAGGCGAAGAAAAAGAGCACAACCCAGTGCAACGCCTTTAAGGACGCATTCTCCGCGGCGGCGCTGGGCAAGCTGGCGACCGCCATGCAGAACCTGACGGACGACGACGGCAACATGCTGACCATGAACCCGGACACCATCATCATCCCCAACGACGCCGAAATCAAGGCGGAGGTGTTCGGCGTGCTGGGCGCGCACAACGACCCCGGCACGGCAGCAAGCAATAAGTTCAACTACCTCTTCGGCGCGTGGAACGTGCTGATCTGGAACGAGCTGAACCAGTACTGCACCGGCGGCACCACCGTGCCGTGGATCCTGATGGACTCCGGCTACAACAAGCGCTATTTCGGCGCGGTGGACATCATGCGCAAGGACCTGACCGTCAAGAGCGAGATCGCGCACAACGACGCGAACGTCTGGAAGGGCCGCGCAAGATTCACGGGAGGCTTCGTGGACTTCCGCGCATTTGCGGCAGGCGGCCTGAGCTTTGGCAATACCCTGTAAAAGTCCTGCGGACTTTTACAGGGTGGCAGAATTGCAAAACGAAGGGAAAGAGTTTTGCAATTCTGTCGCTGCGGCGGGTTATTGGACGCGAAAGACAACCCTGACGGTTTTCTTTCACACTATCTTTCCCTCCGAAAATTGAAAAATGCGGCAGGGACAGAAAAAATCCAATGACGAATTACAACAGAATCCGGCGGGGCGCGCAACACGTCCCGCCGGAAACGGCATAGGAGGAAGAAAATGCTGCAAAACATCAACGTACTGGTAAGAGTGCCGGATCTGACCGGCGACACAAAGAAGGATCTGGAAGCGCAGCAGAGCTTTAACCGGCAGCTTTTACGGGCGCTGGACTATCTGCTGGGAGAACTGGACAGGAGAGACGAGCAGGCAGAGACGCGCCTGCAAAATTTGGAGGAGAAGAAATGAGCAAGCTGCCGAGCATGAGATACGAGGACAGGATCAAAAAAACGGCGCAGGTGGCCTTTGGCGGTCTGCGTCACAGCCTTTCATGCTCGGACGGCGAGCTTTACGATATGAAAAACCTGACCTGCAAGGAGTACCCGATCCTGCAGCCGAGGGAAAAGCGGTGGATTGCGGATGCAGGAGACAGGGGCGGGATGCACACACAAACAAAGCAGGCAATCTATGCGGATAACGGAAATATGTGGGACGTGCATTTTCTGAACGATTACCAGAGCGCGTACCGCCTGCGGTCGAGCACATGGAAGATCTCCGCGTGGCTTGGGCAGGAAAAGAAAGACTGGAAATTCATAAGATTCGGAGACCGCGTGCTGCTTCTGCCGGAAAAGTGGCTGATTAAGACGGCACTGGAGATAGACGGATATGCGACGACAAACACTCAGCTTCCGACACTGACGGAGGCGGATGCGGGGAAACTGTATCTGACGTCCGGGAAGGCCCCAAGCATCTACCCGGTGTACCGATGGACGGGCACAAAGTGGCAGTACCAGGAGGAACTGATAGAGCCGCTGGAATACGAGATCAGGGTGACGGGCGTAAAGCTGACGGACGGGACGATCTACGGGGAAAAAGCGACGGCAAACACGCTGACATTTACGGGGATCTCCTACCTGGGAGGATACCCGCAGGTTGGAGACGGGATGGAGCTTTCCGGACTGACGCAGGCACCGGGGAATGACAAAACCGCAATCCTGCGGGAATTGCAGATATCGACGAGCGGAAGCGGGAAGCTGGTATTCTCGGACAACTGCTTCAAGATGCCACTGGGGCCGGACGGAAATCCGGTAAAAGAGGTAGAGATCACAGGGACGGTGACGATCAGAAGAACAGTGCCGGACCTGGACGGGATCTTTGAGCACGACAACCGGCTGTGGGGCTGGAAGGGCAAAACGATCTACGCAAGCAAGCTGGGAGACCCCAAAAACTGGAATGTGTTCGAGGGGCTGAGCACGGACGCATGGGCGCTGGAGACGCAGAGGAAGGGAGAAATCACGGGAGGCGTGAGCTTCGGCGGATATCCAACCTTCTTCCGTGAGGACTCGATGATACGCATCTACGGCGCGACGGCGAATGCGTTCCAGACCTCGGAGATCGCGATGCCGGGCGTAAAAAAAGGCGAGCAGAACAGCATTGCCGCAGCGGGCGGGATGCTGCTGTATCTATCCCGCGACGGGATGATGATCTACGCGGACGAGTACCCGCGCGCGCAGGACAGCGTATTCGGAAACGGGGAGATCAAGGACGCTCTGGCCTGCTCGGACGGCGTAAGATACTATGCGCGGCTGACGGTGGACGGGGAGAAGGCAATCTACCGCTACGACAGCAAGCACGGCCTATGGATGAAGGAGGACGATCCGGGCGTGATCGGAATGACCTACGACCAGGGGACGATCTACGCGCTGCTGGAGCACAGCATCGTGCCGGAGCAGTACGAAAACCGGGCGATCATCGACCTGATCGGAAACGGAAAAATAGAAGGAATCGCACCGACGGAGGAAGCGGGAAGCGTGGAGAGCTTCGCGGAATTCGGCGATTTCACCGCAGGGAGCCTGAACCGCAAGGCAATGAGCAAGCTGCAGCTGCGCATGGGGCTGGAGACGGGCGCGACCGTGACGATCAAGATCAAATACGACGGCGGGCAGTGGGAGACCCTTTGGACGCTGACGCAGGGGATCAAGCGCAGCGTGCAGATCCCGATCCTGCCGAGGCGGTGCGACTACTACCGCATCCGCATAGAGGGAACCGGGATGTGGCGGCTGTACGCGATGGCGCGGGAGCAGTACGAGGGAAGCGAGATCCACTAGGAGGCAACGATGGAGCGCGGATTGGACGAGGCGGTGCAGGCGGCGCTGTGGTTTAAGAGGATCAAGGAGATCAGCAACGAAAAGTTTCTGCCGCTGTTTTTCGACCAGCACAGGCATCTGGTGCTGATGGGAGGCGGCGGCTCCGGGAAGAGCATATTTGCAGGACAAAAGATCATAGACCGCTGCATCTCGGAGAAAAAACACAGGTTTTTGGTGGTGCGAAAGGTAGCCAGAACCTTGCGGGAGAGCTGCTTTGACCAACTAAAGACACAGGCGCAGGCGCTCTGCCCGGAGGAGATTGCAAGAATCCCGAAAGGCAAAGGGTCGGACATGTACCTGCAATTCAAAAACGGCTCTGAAATTATCTTCGCGGGGCTGGACGACGTGGAAAAGCTGAAATCCATCCACGATATCACGGGGATCTGGATAGAGGAGGCGTCGGAGATCGAGGAGCGGGACTTTGACCAGCTGGACATCCGCCTGCGCGGCAACACGAGATACTACAAGCAGATCATCCTGACCTTTAACCCCATCAGCATCACACACTGGCTGAAAAAGCGCTTCTTCGACCGGCAGGACGAGAGAGTGAGGACGCACAGGAGCGTCTACTGGGACAACCGGTTTCTGCCGGAGGAAGACCGGCTGACGCTGGAGGCGATGAAGGAGACAGACCCGTACTACTATCAGGTGTACTGCCTGGGGCAGTGGGGCGTGCTGTCGCAGACGATATTTGACCGGGAGACGCTGATGCGCAAGCTGCAAAGTCTGCCGGAACCGGAGACGCGCGGAGAATTCGACTACGGCTACAACGAGATCGCCGTGAAGGACTGGACATTCCGGGAGGATGCAGCGGGCGAGACGGTGATATACAGGCAGCCGGAAAAAGGACACCCTTATGTGATCGGCGCGGACACGGCAGGAGAGGGGTCCGACTGGTTTGTGGCGGACGTGATAGACAACGCGACGGGGCGGCTTGTGGCAAAGTACCGGACAAGGACGGATGAGGATCTGTTTGCAAGGCAGCTCTACTGCCTGGGAATGTACTACAACACGGCGCTTATCGGCGTGGAGGTGAACTTCTCGACGCACCCGGTAAAGGAGCTGCAAAGGCTGAGATACCCGAAGCTATACCTGCGAGAGGTGGAGGACAGCGTGACCAAAAAGGTGCGGATGTCCTACGGCTTCAGAACCGACCGGCTGACAAGGCCGACGATCATCGCGGGGCTGGTGGGAATCATGAGAGAGCACCCGGAGCTGGTGGACGACGAGGACACAATACAGGAGATGCTGACCTTTGCGAGAAACAGCAAGGGGCGGCCGGAGGCGATAGAGGGCGCACACGACGACTGCGTGATGGCGCTGGCGATCACCTACTACATCCGGGACCAGCAGGAAACGCGGATAGAAAAGCCGCGGGGCGACCGCGTGAAATGGCACGCCGACCAGTGGGAGGACTACGACAACGCAAGCGAGGCGGAGAAGGCAGAGCTGCTGAAGCTCTGGGGCAATCCGTTCTGAAAATGAGGAGGGCAGCATGAAACAGAAAAAGGAAACCGTGAGCCTGTGGCAGGAGCGGCTGGAAAAGAATCTTTCCGCCTACGCCGCAGAGCAGGAAAAGATGCAGCGCAGAGAGGCGCAGTACAGAGGGGAGCGCAAGCTGACGCCGCTGACGGAGAACGACAGGAAGTACGGATACCAGAAGGAGACAAGCCACGTCTGGAACATCACGGCAGAAAACATCGAATCGGAGATCGACAGCTCTATCCCGATGCCGAAGGTCACGCCGATGCGCCGCGAGGACGAGCATCTGGCGCGGATGATAGAAAACATGCTGCGAAACGAGCTGGACCGGCTGCCGACGGAGGAGCTGAACGACGAATCCGAGCGCATCACCTACAAGCAGGGCGGCTGCCTGTATCTGCCGGAGTGGGACACGAGCAAGCGGACGCACACGACCGTGGGAGAGAACACCCTGAAGTGCGTACACCCCATGCAGTTTGTGCCGCAGAACGGCGTGCAGGAAATTGACGAGATGGAATATTACTTCTGGCTGATTCCGGTAACGAAGGGCTATGTGCGCAGACGCTACGGCGTGGACGTGGGCGATATGCAGGAGGAGATGCCGGAGGTCAGAAGCGAGGAGGAGAGCACCGCGGAGGATGTGGTAACGCTGAAGATCGCGGAGTACCGGAACGAGGACGGAGGTGTGGGCCGCTTTGCGTGGGTGGGGAACCTGGAGGTGGAGAACCTGCCAGACTGCCAGGCGCGCATCCTGCGGCGCTGCAAAAAGTGCGGGCAGACGGAGGCGGACAGCGCGTACATAGACCTGAGCGAGCCGACGCAGGACGGGAGCTACCCGGAGGACGCGGAAAAGCGGAAGCCGAGAAAGGGCGTGTGCTCCTTCTGCGGGGCAAACAGCTGGGAGGACGTGGTGGAGACCTCGCGCAAGGTGAGGCTGGACGAGCTGGACGAGCTTGGCGTAAACCCGGCGATCACGCAGCGGCTGAGAGCAGAGCATGGCTTCGGGAAAATCTTCTACCGGCCGGAAGAACAGATAACGGAACCGGCTGCTATGGACGCGATGCAGGAACCGATGGGAAGCCTCGGCGCGCAGGAGGTTCCCATGCAGGAGATCGCGCCGGCGGAGGAAGCGCCGGCGCCGGAAGCGGAAAGCTACGAAGAAGAAATTGAAATCCCGTACTACAAGCCGGACATTTTCCCCGCGGTGCTGCGCAGGAACGTGACGGCGCACGGGAAATTCTTAGGTGAATCGGACTGCGACAAGATCGCAGACCAGCAGAACACCATCAACCGCTTGGAGCAGAAAACCATAGACCGGCTGATGAAGGCGGGCAGCAAGATCACACTGCCGGATTCGACGCACCTGAGAGTTGACCCGCAGGATAACGGCATCTGGTATGTGGGCAATGCGGCGGATGCAAGCCTGATCGCGGTAAGAGACTTTCAGGCGGACATCACCCCGAACATGGCGATGCTGACGCAGGCCTACGAGGAATCCAGACGCTTGATCGGCATGACGGACAGCTATCAGGGACGGACAGACCCGACGGCGCAGTCCGGCAAGGCAAAGGAATTTGCGGCAGCACAGTCGGCGGGACGCTTGGAGAGTAAGCGCGTGCTGAAGAAAGCGGCGTTTGCGAGGATATTCGAGCGGATGTTCAAGAACCAGCTTGCCTACTGCGACGAGAAGCGGCCGCTGCGCTTCCGGGACGAGAAGGGCAATCAGGAATACGAGGAATGGAATTCCTACGCATTTTTGAGAATGGACGACGCCGGGGAGCTTTACTGGAACGATCAATTCCTGTTCTCCTGCGACGATGCGTCCGGCCTTGCCACGAACCGCGAGGCGATGTGGCAGGAGACAACGGCGCACCTGCAGTCCGGCGCTTTCGGAGACCCGCGCAGCATTGACACGCTGATCCTCTACTGGACGAAGATGGAGGAGGATCATTTCCCGGGTGCGGGGAAGATCAAGTCCTTGATGGAGCAGCGCAGAGAGGAGCAGATTCAGCAGCAGATGCTGATGATGCAGATGCAGGCGGCGATGCCGCAGCAGATAGGAGGTTAAGCCATGGCAAGCAAGAATGACTACGAAAAGCAGCTGCAGGACGCGGCAGAACTGGAAAGGGTGCGGCAATGGCAGGGGCCGCCGGCGGCGCAGATCATGCCGGTCAATCCGTATGTGGCGGAGCTGAACAGTGTGACGGGCGCGCAGCCTGCGGCGCAGGGGGTAAGCCCATACGCGGCGGAACTGGACAGGGTGATGGGAACGCAGAAATCGACCGTGGACTACCTGCTGGGGGACGACGTGATCTCGGCCTACAAAAAGGCGTATCTGCGGGAAGCAGACAGAACCGGACGCGACACGCTGGGACAGTACGCGACCATGACGGGAGGGATCCCCTCGACGCAGGCGGTTGCGGCTGCCTCGCAGGCGGCGGACTACCAGAAGAGCAAGCTGGCCGAGCTGATGCCGAGCCTGTACCAGCAGCAGATCGAAGCGGCCATGAACCGCTGGAAGGAGCTGGGGACGGCAGACGACAAGGTGGCGGCGATCCTCGGCGTGCAGGTGGGCGCACCGACGGCAGACCAGACGTATCAAAACTGGAACCGGAAGATGCAGGAGGATCAGCTTGCATGGCAGAAGGAACAGTTTGAATGGCAGAAGCAGCAGCAGGCAAAGAGCGACTCCTATTCCCTTGCGCTGACGCTGCTGCAAAACGGGCAGATGCCCTCGGGCGAGCTGCTGACGGCGGCGGGAATCTCGGCAGACGACGCGCAGAAGATCCTGTCGGCAGCGCAGAGCGCAGCCTACACAAGAAGCTCCGGCGGCGGAGGAGGCAGCAGAAGCGCGAAAACAAAGACGGTAGGCTACAAGGAGCGGCAGGAGCTGCTGGCAAAGCTGAACAAGGCGGGGACGATTGACGCGATAGAGAGCGACATTGCGTACTACGCCGCAGCGGGATATGACTACAACGAGCTTTACAACTGGCTGCTGACCTATGCGAACCTGTCGGGAAGAAAGAGCGGGAGCAGCTATGACGGAGGGTACTCCGGGAGAAAAAATGGAGGCCCGAACAAGCGGCCGACCGTAAAGCTGAACTGAGGAGGCAGAAAGATGAATTATCCGAAGACCTTTGACGAATACATTGCACAGAAAAACCGGCAGGCCGCAGGGAATACTCCTGCGGCCTCCGGTGGTTTTTCCTATCCGGCGACCTTTGACGAATATATGCAGCAGAAAGGGCAGAATCAGCTGAATACGGTACAGACAGCGGAACGTGAAAAGTGCCTGAGCGCTTCAGGCTTTGACCGGATGCAGACGGACATCGGGACGCTGTTTGGAACCATGGACGGCTATTTCCAGAAAAAGCACCGAATCGGAGCGACCGGCAGCGGATATACAGAGCGCGTGGGCGCGATGCTGCAAAGCGTGGAGAAGGAACGCGACTACTTCAACCGCTATGCGGACGTAATGGGCGAGGACGCGCAGAGCTATCAGAAGCAGCTCAATGCGTGGGAGGCGCAGCTCAAGCGTTACCAGAAGGCAATGAACGGCCAAGAGGACGACGAGGACAGCCTTGCACTCGGCAGCGGCCTTGCGCGGTTCCGGACGGAGGCGAACGACTACTTCACCAAGGCATCCGAAACGGAGGCGGGAACGGCAGTAGCCAACAAGGCGATGCAGTGGGCAAGCGGCGCGAAAAAGCTGCTGAAAGATGCCGACGAGGTGGAAAGCTACCTGAAAAAGAAGAACACGGCGGAGGCACAGGGCCTCTTGCAGCAGGTGCAGCGGTACAAGACGCAGCTTGCACAGATGCAGGAAACCGGAACGGGCGCGCAGACAATGAACCCCCTGACGGGAAAGCCAATGGGCGCTGCGATCAATCCAAACCTGCCGCGCTATACAGACAGCACGGGAGAAAAGATCACCGCGGGAAGCCCCTACCGGCTGGGACAGGCGCAGGAGGCGGCGCAGAACGCGGAGCTTTCCGGCCTGATGGTAAAGAAAGCGGAAAAGGCCGACTGGCAGAACCAGACCGTGCAGCAGCACGAGGAATATATCCGCAAGGATTTCGATGCACTGAAAAAGTTCACACAGGACGGAACCTCTCAGGGCGCTGCGGAGAATATTCATGCGGGAATCTTCCAGGAGATCGCGGCGCGGCTGAACTACCTCCTCGCAAGCGGAAAATGCACGGAAGAGGAGTATGCGCAGCTGCTGGAAAAGGTTGACGGCTGGAAAAGGGAATATCTGGAGGAAGCAAACCACGCCTATAAAAACTACCCGAACAAATGGACGGGGGACGCACAGGGTGCGATCCGGAGGGCGGCGGAAGCGATCCCGGACAAGGGAGACGCGATGAAGGAATTCCGCTACCAGAAGTCAAACCTGACGCGGGAGAACATCCGATATAAAACCGTGGACGAGCTGCTTGCCCGGATGCACTTTACCTACGGAGAGGGGGACTGGGGAAACTCCGCAGCGGAGAGAGCCGCGATCACCTTTATGGGGCAGGAGGTGCTGCCGGAATACCTGGCAAACGCGGAAATGACGCAGGAGCAGTACGACCGGTTTATGCAGCAGATCAAGGGGACGCCGAACGAGGCGCAGCTCCGGAAGGAACGAGAGGCAAACGGACTGAATGCCAACCCGGATGGACAGCAGGCCGCGCTGGACAGATACAAGGAGATCGACGGGCAGACCTACCTTGATATGTTTGAAACCGGCAGCCAGAACGCAGCGGACAACATCATGCTGAAATATCCCGGCGGCATGGAGCAGGTGCTCACACGCGGGCTGGGCTATATCACAAAGGCGACCGGCAAGGTGCTGAATATGTTCGGCGAGAACCCGGTGGGAAACTACTTTGTTGAGGGCGGCCAGCAGGGAATCGACTACGAAAACAGGGACTGGCAGGAAGGAAAGCAAAGAGAATACGAGCAGGGGCGGTATGCCTCCGACCTGCTGCAAAACGGAAGCAAGTTTGAGAAATTTACAGCCGGCATGACGAAGGACCTGACGCAGGCTGCGCTGGAAATGGCCGCAGCGGGCGCGATTGCCGGGCAGATCAGCGCGGGGAACACGGCGCTTGCGCAGCTCTCGCAGGGCGGAAAGTATGCGTCGAGCCTTGCAAACGCGCAGAAGGGCGCGACGGGCTACATGAAGTTTGCCTCGCAGATGGCAGGCCTGATGAAAAACAGCTCCAACCTGATCATTTCCGCAAACGCGGCGCTGAACAGCTACGGCGAAGCGGAGGACAGCGGAATGAGCGCCGCCGGGCGGGCGGTGAAGCTGCTTGCGGGCGGCCTGATCGAATACGGGACGAACGGCCTGTTCGGGGGCAACCCGGTGGTAGACCCGGAGGGCGCGGGCGCCGTGGCGAAATACATCTACAAGCTGACGGACAACGAAACCATCCGGAAGATCGTTTCCAGCAAGGTATTTGACCGCATCGGCGAAGGCATGGAGGAAGTGACCTCGGCAATCGCGGGCGCGGCGCTGGACTATGCGCTGACGGGAGAAAGCAGCCTGAGCGCGGAGGAGCTGGTGAACGAATTCACGGTGGGCGTGCTGCTTTCCATGGTGATGAGCGCGCCGGAGGACATTATCGACCTGACGGCGCGGGCGAAGAACTATGTAAAATCCAACGTGATTACGAGGTTTGATGCGAACGCACAGACGAGCCTTGAAAGCCTCTACCGCGCAATGACGAGATACGAGCTGGAATACCTTGCGGGCGACGAGAACCTGATGCGCATGAACGGGTGGAGCGAGAAGGAGATCAAGCGCGCAAAGAGCGACTGGGAAACGGTCGTAAGGGAATTTAACACGCTTGCAGACCGGCTGGAGGGTACGCAGAGCCTGTCGGACAGCTTCCGGCGATACGAAGCGCCGGAGGGATTCTTTGACAACGACTTTGTGGACGTGGATTTCCAGAACGCCATCCTTGCGAACCAGACGAGCGAGGCGGCGCTGCTGACGGACCGGGCACTGGACATCCGGATTCTTTCGGAGCGGGAAATGATCGACAGCCTGAGAGGCAGCGAGGCGGCGCAGGACATCTATGCGGCGCGAGATGCACAGCAGCGGCTTGACATTCTGGAGCAGGAAAAGGCCGCCAGAGCGGCAGAACGGGCGCAGAGAGCGGCGGAACGCGCCGGACAGGAAAACACAAAGGCAGCGGAACAAGCCACGCAGGAAGCGACGCAGACGGCACAGGAGGAAGCCCGAAACGATATAGCGGAAGAAAACACACCGGCAGAGCCGGTGCAGGCGGAAGAGGTCACTGCGCCGACGGCGCAGGCAAATGAAGGAGGAACGGTCAATGAGAGTAATGGTCAAGGCGAAGAACGGACGGCACGTGTGGATTCCGCAGGAGAAGCTGTCACAGTGGAAAGAAAGCCAGAACGCGCCAATGACGCCGGAGCGGGAGAAGGTCGTACAGGAAATCTATCAGAAGCTGCGCGGAGAGGGAAGCTCGAAGAAAGAGTAAAGCGCTTTTCCAACGTTGCGCAGGACAAGCCGGTCAGTGAGCTGATGAGCAGCGGCGACCCGGACGCGCTGGTGGGCGTGATTCCCGTGCGGAAATACACGAAGGAAATGCAGCAGATGCAGCGGGCGGCGAAGAGCCACGGGATGAAGCTGACCTATGTGAAGGGAACGCTTTCCATTCAGGCGAAGAACGGAGAATACATCAATGCGAACGGCGCTTACGACGAGGAGACCGGAAGAATCTTTGCCAGCGTGTCGAGCGCGGAGTATGAGCCGGAGCAGATCGCGCAGCACGAGCTTTACCACGCGCTGATCGCGAAGGGAGAGGCGAACGTGGAGCTCACGCTTCAGCTGTTGAGAAACGAATTCTCCGACGAGCAGCTGATGGAAATCGCCAGAGAATACGAAAAGCTCTATTTTGGCGTTTACGATTCCGGCGCGGACGTCTGGGAAGAAATCTTCGCGGACGCTTATTCCGGGATGAACCGCTTCGGAACGGGGAAAATCTATCAGCTGCAGCGGACGGTTGCAGAAAGCACGCCGGAGGTGGACGTCAGCGAACCGGCGGCGGAGATATCGGACGCCACGCGCCGGACGCAGGACAGCGACGGGAACGAAAAAGCCGCCCGGAGGGACGGCAAAAGGGCGAGTATTGACCGGTATAGCTATCAGGGAAAGTCCATGACAGAAAACTCGGAAATCTATTCCTATGATTTCCTGACGCATCAGCCGGATATGAAGGTTGTGGAGCTGCCTGCGTTGAGTGAGGTAAAAAGTGACAATAAAATTGACCGTGAGAAAGTTGTTACGCTTGGCATAAGGAACGCAAAAGAGAAAGGGAAACCGTTGTCGGAAACAATTGCATCCGTTAAAAACAAGTATAGCAAAAGGGAAATCATAATTAGCAAAAATGCGATTCAGCACAGTATGGGGGCAGAAAACCCGTCAAGGTTGAGGACAAATGCAAGAATTGGAGCGATCTGTGGTGACGTTGTAGAGAATGCAATCCCAATCAATGCACTGAAAAATGAGAATCCGGAAGCACTTGGAACTTACGCAATGATTGCAATTTTGCAAAGCGGGGACAGGCGAATTGCGGCAGTGGTTACGGTGGAACAGCACACGAATATGCTGGAAAAGCTCGAAACATTTGACATTACTCACGCAATCAACGGAAGAATTGCAAAAAAAGAAGGTAGCGAGTCTTCCACAAGGGAACCGGGTTACGCGAATAACGCCTCGCCCTCCAACACTACCTTCGGTCTCAGTATAGCAGACGTGATTCGGATTGTCAATACCACGCACCAGAGTATTTTGTCAGACGATGTGCTGAAAACGCTCGGAGAAGAGAGGAATCCGGAGGGGTGCTATGCCCAGAGGGCGAAGTTCTCGTTAGGCCAGCAGACGGATGAAAAATATAATCTGGGTCGCTCCCCAGACGGGAAGCGTGAATTGAAATCTTGGCGGTCTTGAGCTGCTCCTTGACGGATTCATAGTCCGCAAACGGCTTTTTCGCCGCTTCGATATCCCTGCCGTTTTC